TATGCAAATACAGAAGGATATCACAATGTCGCAATGGGATATGATGCTCTTGGTTCTAATACTACAGGAGACACTAACGTAGCGGTAGGAAGTAATGTTTTAAAAGACGCAATAACTGCTAGTAATAATACAGGGATTGGATATTATGCTTTAGGAAACACTACGGGTGCTAACAATGTTGGTATTGGCGCTTTATCTCTTTTCTCTAATATAACAGGTGCAAGTAACATAGCACTTGGGTATTACGCAGGAGCTTATGAAACTGGAAGCAATGCTTTTTACGTGAATAATCAAAACAGAACAAACACTGCTGGAGACAAAGCGTTATCTTTGATTTACGGAACATTTGCTGCGACCGCAGCAGGTCAAGCAATTACGTTTAACGTTGGAATAATGACTGCTGGAAATTATGAGTTTGATGCAGACCAAACAGTGGGCGCAGGACAAGACAACTATGTTTTAACTTATGATAACGGGACTGGACAAATTAGTTTAGAAGCTGCAGCAGGAGGAACTGTTACTGCAAGTATTGGTGCTAGTTTTGATGGTGGAGGAAGTGCAATATCTGCCGATAAGCAATTTAGAGTAGAAGTGCCTTATGCTTGTACGATTACTCAAGTTACTATGCTTGCAGATCAATCAGGAAGTGCTGTTGTTGATATTTGGAAAGATACGTACGCTAATTATCCGCCGACTGATGTGGACTCGATTACTGCTAGTGCGGTGCCGACTATTAGTGCTTCTAATAAGTCGCAGGATTCTACTTTGAGTGGTTGGACTACTAGTGTGAGTGCTGGAGATATTCTTGTTTTTAATGTTGATTCTTGTTCTACTATTGAAGAGTTGTCTATTATTTTGAAGGTGACAAAGACATGACAAAAGGGAAATATGTTAGGACTACCGAAATACGTAAAAAAAACAAGCTGGCCGTTTTAGGAAGAAAAATGCCTAAAAATCAAAAAGATAAAATAAGCAAAGCCAATAAAGGAAGAAAGATGTCAAAAGAATGGAAAGATAATATTGCCAAATCCAAAATAGGAAAACCAAGATGTGAAAAAGTAAAAAAAGCCTTAAGAAAAATGGCTAAAGCAAGAACTGGTAAAAAAAATCCGAATTGGAAAGGTGGAAAAACAAAATTGATTTTATCTATTAGGGCTTGTGAGAAGTATAAACAATGGCGAAGTAATGTTTTTGCTCGAGATAAATGGCGATGTCAGACATGTTTAAAAAAATCAGAAGGGGATTTAGAAGCACACCACATTATAGGACTGGCAACTATAATTAGAGAGAACAACTTACAAAATATTGATAAAGCAAAAAAACATAAATTCTTTTGGGATTTGGAAAACGGAGTAACGCTATGTAGGGCATGCCATAAAAGAACAAGTAATTATAAAAACAGAGGTGGTTAAAATTACAATTTTTTATTTAGATTATGAGAATGGAGATGATGCTAATTCAGGGGCAGATTGGGCTAATGCTTGGCAAACTATGAAGTACGGAGCAACTGCTGCAAGAATTGCTGCTGGTGACGTCATGCGAATAGCCAAAAGCCCAGATCCCACGTCTTTAGGAATAAATGGGACTTGGACAGATGGGGGCCTTACATTAACTTTAGCAAGTGCATTAAATTCAGAGATTGAACCTTGTGAGGCAATTTGGACTGCTGGGACAAATTGTACTACAAGTAGACATGCTTCTTATGAGAAGATGGGCACATATGCTTGTTCAGTTACAACAAATGCGAGTGTGACTGGTGCTCAAAAATTATGTTACGCGGCAACGACTAATTCAGATTATTCAGGATATCAACAAATAAGTTTGTGGATTATTAGACCATCTAAAGATATGGCTGATGGATTAATTACAGTTAATTTATGTTCAGATACAACTGGCGATACGGTTGTTGATACAATTACACTACCTTATCTTGAGTTAAATTATTCTCATAATCTAACTATTGATACTGGGGGCGCTTTGGGAGGCTCAATTCAATCTGTTGCAATATATTGTACAGGAAATTGTGCTTCTACTACTTTTTATTTTGATAATATTGTTGCTAGTAAAGATTCTTCAAGTGCTGATAGTCTTACGCTTTCGAGTTTGATTGGAAAGAATGATGGTAAATGGTATCCAATTAAATATATAGATGGTACTACTGTAGCAATTGACAATGGAAACAATACGTATGGTTCAACTGTTGGAAGAGGAGCTTATACTGCAAGCGAGACAGTTACAACATGGAAGAGAGAAGCAATAAGGGTCACTGGGACACAGGCGGCAGGGACACAATATCATTTTGAACTAACCGATAACGGATCTTCGGGTAGTGAGATTGAATATCAAGGAGGATGGAATACTTCAACAACAGTACAAGATGGTGAAACTTGGTGGGATAATTATAGCGGCTCAAGATATGGATTAAGAATGGTGAATAAACAATGGAATAAGATAAATAAGTTAAGTTTTGTCAGAGGATATCAAGGCGTAAATTTAGGGACCAATTCGAACAATTGCACTATTAGCAATGCTTCGTTTATCGGGCACGTGAACTCAGGCATCTATACAGTTTATAGTACTGGACACACTACTAACTTTGATACAGTTTATAGTATGAATAACACAGCCGATGGTTGGAATTGTAATGGATTGTTAAACGTCACAATTACAGATATGTACTTAGAAAATAATGCTGATGATGGCCTAGAATTTGCTGGCGTAGCAAGTAATAGAGGAAATACAATTACAAATTTATCTTGTTGCAATAATGGAGATTATGGATTATATTCTTATCACATAATAAATAACAAATTTAACAATGTTACAATTGAGGACAATGGTGATTATGGTTGGTACATGCATTATTCTTGTGATAATGAAATTGATACAATCACGGTGCAAAACAACACTACTTTTGATGTTTATTCTTTAGTCTGCACTAGAAATAAATGGATAGATTATACATCTGCTAAGACCAGCGGGACTGCCAGTTCTGGCTTTACGTCAGCTTACGAAGATAATACTCATATTTATGGAGGTTCAACTTCGGGGCATACACAATCAATATATTCTAACAGAGGTACAGTCCACGTTTACGATTTTACTATGGGCGAAGCATCAGAAACAAGCGGCCACACAGCATCTTCTAAGGCAAGTGTAGTTTCTATAAACCATGACGGCACCACAGATAATCATAAGATATTTTATAGTTATGCAACAGTATCGTCAGAAGCGTCTGTCAGACACACGGCTAGTGGAATCGCGTGGAAAGTTTCTCCTACTAGTTCAACGTATTGGAAGGAAAATACTCCTGTTGAATTTCAAATAGCTGAAGTTGTTTGTATTGCTAACACTGCAGTTACAGTAAAAGCGTGGTTTAGACGAGACAATACTGGCTTAAGCATGAGTTTGATTGCTAAATCAGACCAATTGACTGGAATGACAACTGATTATTCTGATTCAATTACTGCTGCTGTAGATACTTGGGAAGAATTAAGCATTACCTTTACTCCAACAGATACGGGTGTTGTTAAGATTTATGCACAAGCATACGGTGGAACAACATACAACGGATATGTGGATGATGTTAGCATTACTGGGGGATATTCTGATTCTGTAACTACTATGGATGTAGCTTTTTTAGAAAACGGGCCTTTTGTTGTTAATGATATGGGTGGAGCTGCTCCTGCAGCTGTAACTACTTCGCATGGGTGGAGTTGATTAAAATGATTGGAACAGAATTAATTGAAGTTGAACAGGATATTGCAGGAAAATACAGGCACAAAGTTGTTTGTGATAATGGAGAAGTTCATGTTTTAAAATATGATTCTGAAAAGACATTGGAAGATATGCAAGGAGATATTGCTAATTTGTTGTCGGTTGAAGAGTTGAGACAGCAAGAAGAGCAAATGTTGTTAGATGATTTGCAGGGACAGATTGATAATTTAACAGAGTGATTAATTATGGGAAAGAAAGAAAAAGTAAGTAATGTATTACGAAAAGAAACTCTTGAAGAGCGAAAAAACCAGCGTAAATTATCTAAAAAAACTTTGACTGACGCTTTTGAAGAATATTTAGCAAATTTAGAGTAAAGTTTATATAGTAGTGTAAGTATTACAAGAGCATGCCTTTAAAAGAAAAATATCGAAAGATAAGAAAAGAAATGGTTTCCCAGTACGGAAAAAAGAAAGGTGAACAAGTTTTCTGGGCTTGGGTAAATAAAGAAAACATTGACCCCGAAATGAAGGCATACTATTTCCTGAGTGAAGAACTAAAATCGATAAGTGAAGATGTTGTTGAAGGAAGCTTTGCGACTGGACACCCTGATCGGTATAATGACATCTTAACAGAAGGCTGCCTGAAAGATATGGTTAGTCAACTAAAAGCCCTTCCTATTACTATCGATGATAATCATGAATCGTTTAAAGAAGTTCCTGAAGAGCAAAGGTTTAGAAGTTTTAATCCTTTAGCTAAGGTAACTGATGCAACCCTGGATGGGGTAAGAGTTCATGTGAAGACTATTCTAAATAAGGCCCATAAGAGATATGCAGAAATTAAGTCTAGTATTAAGGAAGGGTTTTTACATTCATTTAGCTTTGCTTTCATTCCTGTAGAAACAAAATCAATTACGATTGATGGCGTAAAACACAGGATTGTTGATAAAGTTAGATTATTGAACGGTTGTTTTACTGGTATTCCTGTGAATACTGAAGCGACTTTTACTAACGTTGCACTTAAATCTCTGCGAGAGTTTGAGTTTGATGAGACGGAAGTTAACAAAATAATTGGAGGAATCTCAATGACTGAAGAAGAAAAAAAGCCTGTTGAAGAAGAAGCTCCTAAGGCAGAAGCTGAAGAAGCTCCTGCAGAAGAAGCTCCAGAAACACAGGAAGAAACTAAATCCCTTAAAGAAAGGGTTGACGCTTTAACTAAAGAAAATGCTGAATTAAAAGCGAAGTTGGAAGAAGAGGAAGCTGAAGAAGCTCCCCCTGCTGAAGAACCCGCTGCTGAACCAGCAGAACCTGAAGTTAGTGAAGAAGTCAAAGCTTTGCAGAAAGAAAATGCAGAGTTGAAGGCTAAACTTGCTGAACCACAGTATAAGGCTATTGTTGAAAAACAAGAGGCAAAAGCACCTGAAGCTGAGGTTAAGTCAAAAGGTCCATTGGATATGATTAATTGAGGAGGATGATGAAAATGGCTAAAGATGAAGTTACGACAACTGGATTCGCAGATTTAAAGTCTGTTGTTTCTGGTGGAAACTATGCTGTTTCTTTTGGTGCACTTGCAAACCAAACAACTTATGTTGATAAATTGAACGAAGTGGACTTAAGACCACAGCTAAAAGCTGCGTATGACAAAGGAAAAGAGATCGTTGAAGCAAAAGCTATGGGTACTACTACTGGTGGTGCTGGTACTGCTGGATACGCTTTAATTCCTGTTGCAGTTGATCCTAGAATTACTGATATATCAAGGAAATACACTCCTATGGTTGAAGTAACACCTAGAGAAACAAATATTGGAATCACTGCAGATTACAATATTCTACAAACTAAGGGAGGAGCGTACACTGCTGCTGAAGATGCTGCATTAGCTGAAACTAATGACACTTACGACAGAGCTAGTAAAGATATCAAATACTTATACAGTGTTGGTAGAATTACTGGTCCTGGAAATGCTGCAATCCCACCATATATGTTGGAAGGATTCCAAGCAAACGGTGCAGGGTACGTAGGAAGTACTTTCCAAAACGTGAATGCTCCTAACGGACTTCAAACAGAAGTGCTTGTAAAAGCAAGAGCTTTGAAAGAAATGGAAGAAAACTTGTTTTGGAACGGAAACAGTACTACAAGTGGTATTACTGGAAATCCTAACGGAACAGAGTTTGACGGTATTATAAGTCAACAGTCAACTACTAATCAAAACGATGTTTCTGATGTATTATCTTGGGATGATATTGAAACAACAATGAGATATGCGTTTGATGACGGTGGAAGACCAAATGTTGCAGGTGCTGGAAGTTCTGCAGTTACTGATGTTAGAAAAATCATGAGAGATCAACAAAGATGGGCTGGTGGAGTATCTAACGATATGACATTCGGTGTGCCTTCTAGAGTAATCATGGACACAATGGTTGGACCTGTTCCTCTATTGCCAAGCATGTATTTGACTAATACTAGTGGAAGTAAACAAATGTTTATGTTAGACATGAACACAATTGCTTTCAGAGTACTGCAAGACATGACTTACGAAGATCTAGCAAAAACAAACGACTCAAGAAAATTCATGTTGAAACAATATGAAACTCTTGTAGTTAAAGCACCAAGTTTCAATTCGTATATTGACAACTTAACATAAATGAGTTGAAGGGCTCTCTAAAAGCCCTTAAAATGAAAATTATGGAGGAATTAACATGGGAGATATTACAAGTACATGTACAATAAGATATGGAGCTACAACAGTAGGAGATACTGAAATTATTGTTGAAACTCCAAACACTGCAGATACTGCAGACACGGTTGTATTGACTCTTTCAGGTTATGGAATTACTGATTTTCTTTCTGTTGAAGGTTATGTGCACACTACTGAGGGGAGCGTTGTTGTTGCGGAAGCACCAACTTCTGCTGTTGCAGCAGGTGTTTTAACAGTTACAGTTGGAGGATCTACGGTTTCTAACAAAAAGAGAGTTTATGTAATTAAAGGAAGAGGAGCTAAATAATTAGCTTTTTCTTAGAGTTAGGGCTTTCACGCCCTTCCTCTGAACCACAATAAAATTGTGGGGTACAAATAGTGAAAGACAATTTGGGAGGATTGATAATATGGCTTTTGCAAGTGCAATAACAAAAACTGGAGTAATGGGAGCTTATAAAGTTGCCTGGGGAACTTACACTAATGGTTCTGGAGATACTGGTGGAAATGTAAACACTGGTTTAACTAACGTTCATGTAATGCTTTTACAACCTGGCGGAGCTTCAGCTATCGCTACAGCTGCGACAGTTAATGAAACTTTACCTGCAGCAGGAAATGCAATTACAATAGTTACTGCTGACAATGAAGATGGTCAATGGTTTGCGATCGGGAAGTAGAAATACTTTCCATTTATTATTATGGAGGAATCAAGATGGTAGAATATGTGAATAATACGAGTGAAAAGATTAAAGTTCAGTATCGAAATGCTAATGAGATTGTTTGGAAAACCTTGAATAACGGTGATAAAATTGAAGCGTATGATATTGTTTATGCGCAGTCTTATGAAGCTTCTGGTCTTTCGCCTGTAGAAGAAGTAAAAGAAGTAGTGGTTGAGAAAAAGACTACTAGAAAGAAAACAACAAGAAAAAGGAAAAAGTAGGTGATTGAATGGCAAATTACAGTGTGGTAACATACAAGACTAGTAGTACTAAAGTACAAACGGTTTTGGATGAATTGGAAACAAAACTTGAAACAATTGATGAAGCTAAAACTATTAGGTTACTAAATGTAGTGTATCAGAATAATTCTTTTGTTGGAGTTTTGATTTATGATGCATAATTGGTGGTATAATGGTTAGTAGGTATTGCATAGATCCTAATAAAGTTAGAGCGGTTAGTGGAATTTCTAGCTCGTTCATTAGTGATAAAGATTTTGCACAATTAATTGAAAGTGCAGAGTACGAAGCGGAAAGAATAATGAATACTGTGTTCATACCTACTACGCGCATGGAATTAACTAATGGAGACAATTCTGAAAGATATGTGGTTTTGAAAAATCCTTTGCTAAAAGTTAGAGCTTTAGAGATTGACACGACTACTGTTACTATCGATGATATTCGTTGGGATAAAGAATCTGGAACTATTTGGTTAGAAAATACTGCGGATAAGACACAATTTTTAACAAAAGCGGGTAATAAAAAGCTTACAAAAATAAAGTATGATCATGGTTTGTTAGATAATACTACTACTCAAACAACTACGAGCGCAGATGCAACTGCTGGAGACACGGTTAGTATTGAAGTAGCTGACTCGGATGCTTTTTCGGTTAATGATTATGTACAAATCGAAGGTTTTGATGGATATCAAGAAACTGTGAAAATAACTGCTATTGCTGATTCTACACACATTACTGTAGATAATATTGCTGTGGATCATGAATCTGGAAGTCTTGTTACTAAAGTTATTACGCCTGGAATAGTAATTAGGTTTATTGAGATTATGACTGCAATGATGGGAGTTGCACGTATTGTTGGACAATCGTTTGATGAATTAACTGGGTATAGTATTGGAGAATTGAGTGTACAAAAGGGTGAGCCTTATACTCAATGGAGAGAAGTAACTGTTCAGTTAAGAAAAGAATATGATGGTATTTTGAAGGCGTTGAGACAAAGACCTTCGGTGATGTAACATGGCTTTTCCTGATTTAAGTGCAGATTTTACTGCAATTCTTAATGATGCTAAGGTCACTGTTTCTTATTATGCAGCTACGGCTAGCACAGATCCTATTAGTGGAGATACTACTTATTCTTATGCAGCTGCAGTGAGCAAAGAGTGGATTTTCTACAAGTTCAGATCAAATATAAAATGGGACAAAACAGGCTTAGTGAATATTGGAGACGCTGAGTGTTTTATTCCAACTACGGATACGATGAGTATTGGTGATCGAGTTATTTATGATGGAGACACGTTTGAATTAACTGACGAGTCTATTAAAATAAAGAGGTACATGGGAGCGTACAACATGTTCAATCATTACGTTCTCTTTCGAGTGGATGGTACATAATATGGTTTATAATGGAAAGTCAAGAGCGCCTAAAACACAATGGCTTACAAAACCAGGGGCAATACACCCATCAAAAAGACCAGGGTATAAGTGCAAATTAAAAGGAAAGCCCTTATCAGAAGAACACAAAAGAAAGATTGGAAATGCTAATAAGGGTAAAAGAAAAGGCATGAAAGTTTCAGTTAATTCTGTTACTGAAGATATGAAAAGAGGAATCAGTCCTTATAATTATGGCTTATTAGTAAAGAGAATGTTGTGTCCTGAAAGTAAGTGCCAGTATTGTGGAAAAGTGGAAAATATTAGAAAATTGCATTTACCTCACGATGATATATTTAATCGTGATTCTGAAACAGTTGACATTGATACTTTGATAGTTTTGTGCCAAAGTTGTCACAAAAAAGCAGACATAGCAATTTGGGGGAAATATAAAGAGAGAGAAAAGGTGAATTAATGAGTAAAATAGTAAAGATTGATGATGCTGTATTTCGCAGTAAACTAGCAAAAGGACTGTTTAAATGTGCTTTGAGTGTACAAAATACTGCTAAAGAAAAAGCGCCCGTTGATAGCGGAAAGCTTAGAGCGAGTATTCGTCTTGAAAAAGAAGGGGATGGATATAGTATTGGAACTATGGGGGTTCCTTATGCTAAGTTTGTTGAATTTGGAACTGGGCCAATGATTAGAGCACACGGTAAACATGATCCTAAAAATCCTGTTGTGACGTGGGAAGCTTTAAGAACTAGAGATGGTGTCGGACAAGAATTACCGTTTTTACGTACTGCGTTGTTTGAAAGAAAGTTTGATTTTCCTAAATTCTTTAAAGAGGTGTTTAGATGAGTGTAGTTGATGAAGGTAATGTAAAAGAAGAAATGGTTGTTTTCATGCGTAACTCTGATATTTTGACAGTTGCGGAGCGAGGGGTTACGACTACTAGTGAAACTTTTAGTGGAACAGGAGCACCACAAGTTTTGACTTTAACGAACAATGTTGTTAGAAACATTAGAAGCGTGAACGATGGAAGTGCTAAATCAGCTTATTCTGATTATACTCCTAGTTATAGCGCAAGCACTACTACGGTCAGTGGAACTTTTGCAAGCGGAACAGATAATATTACAGTAAGCTATGATTATTCAACAGGAGCTACTGAAGCTATTTGGGGAGATTATCCAGAGCTTGGCGAACTAGACGCAGGAGATTTTCCAAGAGTAGGATTTGATTTTATTAGCAGTGTAAGTGAACCGCTTGGGATTGGAGACACGAATTATATGTCTTCTAAATTAATGAATGTGCGTGTTTATGATAATAAGACAAGCGTTATTGACAGAGCTATGACCACATTAAGGCAAGCTATCAAAGATAACCAAAAGTCTTTTTATTATTATAAATTTGTCAAAATGAGTACTATTACTCCTTTGATTCCTCATGAAGAGTTTAAGAGGAAAATTAGGGAGCGGGGTATTGATTTTGAGCTACAATTTGCTTTTGAAACGTAAAGGTTTATATATGAGAATAAGGATGGTGGATGTATGGTTAAGAAAAATTCAAAATTGATTAAGCAAATCAAAGAAACTACTAGTCTAGTAGATTTCTATAAATTAAAACAAGATATACTTATTACTTTGGGAGAGACTCCTAAGGTTAAAGACTCGGAGAGTGATGAATAATGGTAAGTGCCGTTGGAGGTTACGCTACTGATGTTAGTTATGGTTGGGAAACTACGTTTGGTACTATTTCCTCAGGTTTTGATAAGGCCTTTGGACAGGGCGTTAAATTGTCTACGTTTAATATGGATAACACTAATGATCAAGTGTATCAAGTAGGTTCGCAAGAATTGCAGAGACAATATGCTAAAGAATTTAAAGGAAGTTTTAGTGTAGATTTTTTGTTAAGTGATCCTTGGTTTTTGAGGGCTATTCTTGGTGCTGCGCCTACTACGACAGGAAGCGGTCCGTATACACATACGTATAATACTACGAATGGAATAAATGAGGTTCAAACTAGTTTTAGTATGAATGTTGCTGATGATCTAGACACGGATTCTGATAAGAATTTACTGGGTTGTATTGCTAATTCAATGACTTTGACAGCTAGTGTAGGAGAACCTGTGAGAGTTAAGTTAGATGGAGCTTTTGCTAATTTAAGTAAGGACACTGGTTTAACTAGTGCTGTTGCTGCGGTTGAAGAACCTTTGTATTTCCAACAGGCTACGTTAGAATTGCCTAGTGGAACTACTATGCCAGAAGTACAGTCTTTTGAAATAACAGTTAATAGAAATAATGAGTTTGTTTGGGGTCTAGGAAGTAGATTTGCTCAAAAGAATGTTTCTAAACAAAGAGAGTATACTATGAGCATGGATATGGCTTATGAGCAAGACTCGGATGTTTTAGATGATTTCTTAGGGAGTACAACTGCTCCGACTGCTGTGCCTACTGAAGCGGCCACGCTTGTTTTGACTGTTACTAATGGAGAGTCAGGAACTGATGAAAGAAGCTATACTATTACTTTTGCTAATGTAATGGTTGAAACTGTTGATAGTTCAAGAGCCCCAGAAGAAGTAATTAGATTAGTTGCTAGTATGAGAGCTAGAAGCTTAACGAGCATTGTGGTAGTTAACAATACTGCTTCGCCGTTGTAAATGTTTAATTAAGCCCCCAGAGGGGGTTTATTTAATAATTCCAGAGGAGTTGGTTAGATATGGGAAAAACTAAAGAAGTAAGTATTCCAGAGGAGTACATGGAACTGTGTAAGACTGAGTTTGAAATTGATTTACCAAGTAGTAAAGTTGTTATCAAACGATTTCTTAGAGGCGATATTACTCGTATTCAACAAGAATGTATTAAAATAAAGGCTACTTCTACGTCAAACAATATTAGTGCTGATGTTAACAGTGCAGATTATCGTGATCTGAGTGTTGTAAAAGCTATTGTAGAAGCACCATGGGCATTAGAAGATTTGAATGCGATTAGAGAATTACCGCCGTTTCTAGTTGATTGGCTAGAAAAAGAAATCAAAGAATTTAATACCATAGAAATTAAAAAAAAAGAAGAATAAAGGAGATGATTAGGCTAAATATTGCAAAGAGTTTTCCAATAAGTACTCGGGATAATGAGACTATAGAATATTTGAGTTATTATCGTTATGCTGATGCTTTTGGATGGACTCCTGAACAAGTAGACAAAATGGATGTTGTTTTGTTAGAAGGACTTGGAACAATACTAGATGCTAAATCAGAAGCGGAGAAAGAGATGATGAAGAATGCCAGAAGGTGACGTAAAGGTTTATGTTGAGTTGATTCCAACCGAAGCTAGTATGAAGAAAAGCGCTGAAGGTTTTGTTAATGAATTTCAAGAAAAATTTAAAGGATTAGATTTAAAGGACGTTCTTGGAAAAGTTGGCGAATCTTTAAAAGGTATTACTGGTATAGGCGAAGGAGCAGGAGCTGCTGCTGGTGCGGGCGGAGTTGGCGGTGGCGCTGGTGGAATCATTGGTTTACTGGGTGTGATTGCTGGGGCAGTATTAGCGCTTGTTGCGTTACAGTTTGTTGTGAGTGCTTTCTTTGAAGCGGTGGGCCCGATTATCAAGTTATTGTCTAAAGTATTGGTTGTATTCTTCTTATTACTGTTGGCTCCGTTTATTAAGAGGCTAGCGCCCGTTCTTGGTGAAGTTGTTAAATCTATTATTAATACCGCAAAGATTTTAGGAGACATTTTAGATTTCTTTTTAGGTGGAGGCACGCCTGGTGAAGTCGTTACTGAAGGTATGGACCAAGCTATTGCAGATGTTAGGAGCGCTCTAGATGTAATGAAGGATGCGGGGGATATTACTGATGCGCAATATCAAGAAAATATTAAAATCTTAGACAATTTACAAGTAGTAGCTGATAAATATCAAGCTTTTATAGATGGTTTGTTGAGTTTACAAATGTTTACTGATCCTCTTGGATTTTTTGGTATTCCGTTTGAAATGTTATTAGCGACTATAAATGCTTACTTTGGAACGGAATTTCCAACAAATTTGCAGACTATTCTCGGAGATGCTTTGACAGCGATTTATGATGCGTTATTAGTTCAATGGACTTTGTTTATTGAACAAGCACAAGAAGGATTGAATATATTAGTTCAAGATGTGTTCTTCAATCCTATTTGGAAACAAATTGCAGACACTATTGATTTTATGGCTGAGGATGTGTTTGGCGCAGTATGGAACATAATTTTTAATACTATTCAAAGTATTGCTGGTGCGTTACAATCTGGGTTGGATGCAATAAATAGTGCAGTTAGTGCTGGACAACGACTCGTTGGAGGAATCGCTGGATTTGTTACGGGTGCGTTTACTGGTCAAGACTTTGTTATGCGTCCTGGTGGACAAGTAACTTCGTTTAGTTCAGATGATACGATTATTGGAGTTAAGAACCCTGCTAATATTGGCGGAGCAAACAGAGGCACAGTGGTTAATGTCAGCAATACGTACAATGTTGATGCTGGTGCAGATGCGACTAGATTAAAGAAATTGTTTGAAGAAAATAACAGAGCGATGGCTAAGTCTTTAAGAGACAGACTAAGTTATGTTGGTGGTTTCTATGCATGAAGAGTTTGAAAAAGAATTAAAAGATATGAAAAATAAGTTTTCAACATACGGGATAAAAATAAACACGATTCAGTACGGTTTGAATCAGTTGGCAGAAAGCGATAAAGAAAATAAAGAATTGCTGAAAGAGATTAGAGATAGTTTAATTAAACTAGTTAGTATTTTAGAAAAAGGTGGTAAGAATGACGGTAACTAATCCTACTTTAGAAGGAGGAAGTGGAAAAACTTTTGCAAGCAGCGGAACGAGTACTTTAACTTTGTATGGTGTTCGATCGGAAACGGTTAGCAAAGCTAGTAATTTAATAGAATTTCCCATTCCTACTCAAGATTCAGATCAAAGAATTATAATGGATCTGATGGGTGCTAGTAGAAATATTACAATTGAAGGTGTTGTCACAGCTAGTGATGTTTCAGACTTGTACAAATACGCGGATGATTTGGTAGGTCTCGGAACAGATACTTTGATTAACGGAGCACAAGGAACGAATGGGTATAACAGCGGAGGAGGATATAATTATCTTTCAGAATTATACAATAGGAATCGTGGAGTCAATTCAGGTATTGTAGTTTACATATTGGATGTTAGTGTTGATGGAGAAGCTGGAAACACACAAGGTCTTCGATATTCGATTAGTATGATTGAATGTAATGGTTCAACAAGTGTTTAGAAATGGCGAAGAATATTAAAGTAGAATTTGATTCTAATGATGTAACAAGTTACTTGAAGAAATGTGTGAAAACAGAGACTTACGGGTATAGTGTTGCAGTCTACGAAATGGAGTTTGCTCAACAAGTAAACGATGTTGTAACTATTGAGCCTGGAGTAGCGGTAGAAGTTTATTTAGATTCGAGTACCCCGCCTACTACACTTGTGTTTAAAGGGCAGATCGATGATTATAAAGAAGAAAACGGAGTAATGCGTGTTACTTGTAAAGATGAATTAGCTAAACTAATTGATTTGGAAGTTACGCAGGTATATGACAAAAACGTGCCGAGTGATCCTAGTTATCCTGATGGAAAGATCTCTGATATCTTTATTGATATTGTTGAAACTTATGGTGGTCTTGACACGAATAGTGGAGCGACCGTACAAGACTCAGGAACAGATGTAGTTTTGTCCAAGTTTGTGTGTAATCATGCAGACCCGTTTGAGCGTTGTAAGAAGCTTGCGGAGACGTTGAATTGGGTTTTTTATTATCGAGCAGATACAGATTATGTTTATTTTGAGCCTAAGAATTATACTGTTAATTCGAATACCTTAACAGTTGGAGGAAACGTTGTTAAGATTCCAACTTGGGAATTTGATAAATCTGAAATGATTAATATTGTGCGTGTTGAGGGAGCTAATCAGTTAGTGCAAACGTTTGAATTGTTTAGTGGAGATGCTAGTGAAACAGAATTTGATTTAACTAATATTCCTCAAGATCTTGCGGTGTTTTATGATGCGAGTACTAATTTTAGTACTACTGCAAGAACTCAAGCAGATGCTGAAACTATTGATGTTAAAGATGCTACAGGAACTCACACAGTAGAAGTTGATAGAGAAAGAAAAAAAATTGAATTTATTACATTTACGCCTGCAAGCGCAACGAACAATATTCTTGTTGAATATTCGTATATTGCTCCGATTCCAGTAAGGTTAAAGAACAGTGCAAGCATATCACAATATGGTACGTATGAAAAAACAGTTGGATTTACTGATGTTGACTCTTTAGATGATGCTTGGAAAAGAGGAGAAAATATTCTTGCTAAATATGCGAATCCGTTTAAGTCTGCTAAGTTAACTGTTTTGTGGACCAATTCACTTGGCTTGCGAGTAGGACAACAGATCAGGGTAGTTGATAGTGTTTCGCAACCGACTATTGATCAAGATTTTACTATTTATAAAACTAGAGATTATTGGCCTGAAAATATTACAGAAATTGAGGTTGGTGATAAACAGTTTACGATTGATGAGTATCAAGCTAATGTTTTGGAAAGAGTAAAAAGACTTGAACAATCTTTGAGTTCTAGTGGAGTAGCAGTTACTGAAATAGAAAGTGTTGATGTAGAATTTAATGTTTTGCCTGATACTACAGATATTGGATTAGAATTGATTAACGATGGTTTTACTTTAGGAGATACGAGTCATTATGATAATGGAATTTTACATAGCGGAGCAGTAGATTCTGAAGCTTTTATTTTAGAAGAAATGGAAGATCATACTAATTGGACTGGAACTAATGCTACTCTTGGAAATGATTCTACTGTAGGACATTTTTGGATTGGTACTCAAGGAGTTAGTTTTGGTTGGGTTGCCACAGGCAGTCCGTACATGGAGCAAACTGGCTTGAGTTATGACATGAGTAATGCTAGCGGAAGTGCTAGTGGAGCGGCAACTAAAGGAACGGTAGGGCTTTGGGTGTACACAACAGATGAAGATAAAGTAAGTAGTATTACGCTTAGAATTAGTGATGGTACTAATTATCAAGAATTTACAGGAGAGCATTTTGCGCAGAAAGAATACGTTGACACGTCTTTTGCTCTAAGTGATGGTAGAACGTACGTATTGTTTGATTTAGACGATCCTAGTAATACGAGTGGTACTCTTGATTGGACTAGTGTAACAACGTTAAGGGTAACTTGTGCAGTAACAGATTCGGGAAGTGTGACTTTTGATTATTTGACTTGTAATGAGTCTGATAAAATTGGTTTGAATGGATTGGGGGATAGAGTTACTACTTATAGCACAACGACTGAAACGTGGTAAGGTTTATATAGTAGAATAAATATGGTGGTGTGTATGGCTTCTGGAGCAGTTTTAACTAAAAATGGATTTAATGCGATTTTGAACAGGGCTTTTAAATCGGCTCCTGATTACACGGTTCCTTCGAGATTTGGGATTGGAACAGGTTCTACTACGCCTACCGAAAACGATACTGCGTTAGATACTGCGATTACGGGGTGGACTGGGGCTGCAGGCGATTACAAAGATTATGTGGGTGGTTATCCAAGTTTTGATACGTCTAATCAAAAAGTAAGTGTTCAAGGCTTTATTGGGCCTACAGAGGCTAATGGAAATAGTATTATTGAGTATGGTGATTTTAATACAGACGGATCGCCGTTGATGAGTGGACGACAAGTTTTTAGTACTGCGATTACGAAGACTAGTGTTGTGCAAGTATACATAACTACTACGTATAAGAGGGTGAATCCATGACTAGTTACGTTTATCCTAATGGCTGTGATGGCCAGACCTTGAGCGCATGTCATGCCAACTTTTGGATGTCTAGTGCAGAAGCTACTGTCGAAAATGCAATGAATATTGCAAAACTGCAGTACTGCCAAGGTGTTACAGATATTACTCACGACTACATGGTCGTTGACATGTTTCAAGACTCTAACGGTTGGAACGATACCGTATGTGATCCATCTTGTTATACGACAGGGTTGTATGGAGTCGGTACGTGTACCTCGGGTGGCGGAGCAGCCGTTGGCGATTATTGTGTTTGTACAAATGCTTCAGGAAACCCCGATACTAATTGTGCTATTGGGTGGGCTAGTTTTGTGCCTACTTGTTACGATAGAGTAAAAGAGTTTGGTTATTGCTTGACCTGTTTTGGTTGTTATTGTGCTGATCCTAGTGGAGGATGTGGTTGTTTAAGAATTGGAATTACGTGCAGTGAAGATAATTTAGCTTGTTGTGACATCTCTTGCACGCTTGGTTCTAGTGAAAGTGTTACGGTTATGAATGTGACTAATTGTTATTGTTATATTTGCGACAGTGCGAATTGCTGGGATTTTTATTGTAATGGAACATGCAAGTGCCAAGTAACAAGAACTGCTTTTCCACCGACTTGTGTTGATGTGTTTGCTTATACTAACACAGCTAGTGTGAGAACAATATCTCGTGTTGTTGAAGCAAATTATTATTATTGTGACGATCTACAAACAACCTCCCAATATTTCTCAAGTGGTTTAAATGGTTACTACACAAATGTAGTTTTAGACACGATCACGTGGTGTGGTTTTCAAACTTGTTGTGTTGAAACACCAGGCGCGCTCGGAACTGCAAGTGCTTGTTATGGAGATTATTGTGCGTATGTACAAACAACAGTTGGCACCAATGCGCTGGCTTGTTCAGAAACGTGTATTTGTGCAAATAATTTAGATTTAGCAAACCAGGTATATGTTTGTTTTTGTGCAAGATGTTATGTTTGTAATTGTAATGTTGGTGCAGAAGGAACGGCGACTTCATGCTACACAATAACTGCATCGCATGATAATTCTAATTGTGCAGGAACAAATATGAATGTAACAAATTGTTATGAATATTGCAGAGATGGAGCAACTTGTTGTTGGGACTTTTATAAAAATGGGGTGTGTGTTTGTCAAGTAGACTTAACAGGAGGATTTCCAAATATTTTAATAAGTACGTGTGGCTCAACAAGCGGAACGTATCACACTAAGTATACTTACGCTCTTGTTGAATATGGTGACATATTTGCGCATTGTGGAGCAGTGGAAACAAAAATAATGGTTTGTGAAACCCAGTACGAAAATCCAATTTCTACTGTTTATTTGACTGATGAACAAACAGGTATAGGAACGGCAGTTTACAATGTTGTTAACGCAACTACAGGTAGTTGTATTGCATGTGATGTTCCTCTAAATTGTTTGTATCCTATGACTTGTTGTGTATGTTGTCACAAGTATGAAATAGTTCAATGTTCGGACAATTATACTTGTATTAAATCTTATGCTTTGCTCGCGGGTGAGGCTTAGTAAGATCAAATGGTAGGTGATTTAAATGGAAGAATATATTAAAATAGATGGGGGAATTGGAAGAGTAATTGCTGCTACAGGAGTGATTGACAAATATGCTCAATCACACAAGCAAAAAGTTAATGTAGTTTCTAGTTTTCCTCAAATATTCAATGGGTTAACTGGAGTAAATAGGATTTATAGGATCGGTCAAGAATACTTGTACGAAGACTATATTAGTAAAGGCATATTTCAAGAACCCGAACCGTATAATGATATTGCTTATTATAAGGAAATGGAACATTTATCTGGTGTTTTTAATAAAAAACTTGAAGGCAAAGTTGAATTTGTACAACCTAAAATTGTTTTAACTCAAAACGAATTAGACGAAGCTAAAGCTTTTGTTGATGACATGCGAAAGAAAGAAAAGAAAAAGATCTTAATGATTCAACCATGGGGATCAACTGGCGGAATACAAATAGCCAATGAAAACAACGAGCCCAAAGTTAAGGTTGATGAAACTTATAGAAGTTTTGGAACTGGTTTTTTTAGAAAGTTTGTTAGTGAATTTGAAAAAGACTATGTTATTTTGAGCGTTCAATCTACTGCTAATTATAATGGAAAACAAGTGCCTCAGGTTGCGTTTAAAGGAACAAAGGTAGTGCAAATGCCAGATGTTAGAAAGGTAATTGCTCTTATACCGTTTGTTGATGGAGTAGTTGCATGTGATTCATTCTTGCATCACGCAAGTGCAGCACTTCAGAGTCCAGTTCCTACCGCTGTGCTCTGGGGGGCTACAAGTGCTAAAAATCTTGGTTATGCGGAACATCTGAATTTGGTTGCTCGAGAAGGAGTTGAAATTGAGCCGAATAGGATTCCTCATGATCATGCGTATTATGTTAACAAGAACAAGGGAGTTAATGAGTTTCCGTTGGCTTGGTTAAAAGAATTAAGGGGGTTTTTTGATGGGAATAACAAAACCAAAGAAGATAGTAAGAAGTAAAGAGTATTATTTGAAACGACTGGCTAGGGTTAAGTCTGATGTGGAAGAATTAGATTTGGCAAAAAAGAGTTCTACGAAAAAGAAAGCGGAGCTTGCTAGTTTAAGGAGTAAATTTAAGCAGGTTGAATAATGGATTTTATTGAGTTAATTTGGGCGGTTACTGGGGCCAGAACGGAACTGTTAAGGTTACGTAATGAATTAGCAGTAGTCCGTGTGCGTGAAATTAACTTAAAATCTAATCTAACTCGAAAATCTAATCAAGTAGATAAGTTAAAACAAGATATTTTGGGAAAAGATAGAGAAATCGAAGCATTGTTAGAGTCTTTTAATAATTGTTATATTATTCCTGTTTTGCCTCAGGTCTTTACGAAAACAAACAAAGTATATAAAGGTGGCTTCCACACATGGACAAAAGAAAAAAACGGACACAAATCATATTATCTAGCTCCAGAAAAAGGCGGAAGCCACTTATGCTTAACAAGTTATTTAGAAAAAGTAATAAAACAAGCTAAACTAAAAGGAAATGAAACGGCTTTGACATGCTTTAACAAAATACTAAAAGCTGTACAAAAAAACTATTCGTACAGTTATGACAAAAATCAATGGGGAGAAAGACACGCAGAAAACTGGACTCCTCCCGAATTAGTTTTAGCTACTAAAAAAGATGATTGTGAAAGTTTAGCAGGAGTTGTAATAAGCACATTTGAATATTACAAACTAACCCGAAGCATGTATTACGAAGCGTACGCATTTATTGGAACAGGATTATTTTCACAAAAGTTTGGACACGGATTTCCTTGCTTGTATTTGAAAGACGTAAATGATTTTGAAAAAGCATTATACATTGGAGAAGCTACGCTTTCTAAAGAAAGAGACGCTAAGCAATTAAAAGATTGTAAAAATGTGTATTGGTGTGATTGGGGGAATAATTCATTCTGGCACGATTTTAAGATTAACGAAGATTTAGAGTGGTGGGATTCAACGACTGCTGTTGCTATAAGGAGTGAGAGGATGACTGGAGAACAAGTGAAAGAAAGACACGTGGTTAAATCTAAAAAAGAATTTGGTAAAAAGAAGAGGGAGATCAACAAGTTCTGGAAATAGAGATGAGAAGGAATGTATATGGGTAAAGTAGATTTAGAGGGTATTCATGGTAGATTTGATGAGTTAAGTCAGGCTATCTACGAATCTAATAAGACTTTAAGCGAGAGCATTTTTAAGGTAGATAAGACGGTTACTAAGTTAGAAGAGCATCAAAGAAGTATTAATGGTAGTATTGTTCGTCTTCAAGAAGAAGTGAATGGTAAAGAAAAAGCTATAGAAGAGAATACGACTTTTAGAATACAAGCGAGTACTAGGCGGAATGTTGTGCATTGGTTGATGACTGCGGGTATTGGTGCTTTGATAACAATTGTTACAATTTTTGGTATTGCTTTACAGTATGTACCAAAAGTATGATATTTGAGGTGATTTAATGAGTTTGAATGTAAGTCCAAGATTTTCATTCCAAGGATGGGATGTTAAGAAGTGGGCGGCTGGAAACAAGAAAGAAATCAAGATTGTGCTGGGGGCAGTAATTTCTCTGAGTGCAATATTTCCATCGTTGGCACCGTATTTTGTTGCTGGTGGTGTTGGAACAATAATAATAACTGCAATAGAAGATATTGTTGATTATTGGGCTTCAGAGGTTGATAACTCGAAATAAAACACACTATTTATAGGACACTTGGAGTGATCTAGAATGTCAAAATCTAGTTTTGTATCGATTTTGTTTAGCCGTAAGGCTGTATGCGTATATTGGGGGATAGATTTAATCTTACTAAGTATTATATTTTTACTGTAAGTGGAGGTGAAGACATGGCTGAGGAAAACATTGTTCAAGAAGCAGGAAGAAGTTTAGCACAAGTAATTGTGGGTGCTTTAAAAGCTTACGGATGGTTATTAATAGGAATTATCGTATTGGTTGCGATTGTAAGTTTCGGTGAAATTGGACTAGAATTATTAGAAGATGCATTGCAAATAGCTGTGAATCTAATACCATAGAACCAATTAGTTTTGGGGCTGGTAGGACCCATTTTTTTAATCAAAAGGAGGTGTAAGACATGGAATATTGGCACGTAGGAGTAATGTTAGTAATAGCGTTGCTTGTTGGAGCAGGTATCGGAATGGCTTTTGGTGAACCTAGATTTATCAACATGGAAGAAATTCAAAAGAATAATTTGATAGCTAGTAAAGACAGAGAATGTGGTAAGCTGTTGAAAGAGAATACTAGGACTTGGGAAGCATATGTTGAACAGTTAGATTCTTTATGGGAAAACAAGTATGAAGATGTTTTGTATGCTAGGAATTATTGCCAGAGTAGGTTAACTGATTTTGCTGAGAACTACAGGGATCTGAACGATTCAATTACTTGGTTTTATAGAGATTTGAATCAGAGTATTTTTGATTTAAATTTGGGGTGTTAAACCCCCATTCTATTTTTTAAAAGTATGACAAATTTGTAATACTTTGTATGTATGTATGACAAAATAAAACACAGCAAGCACAAAACAATGCATTTGTCGTGGGGGTTAGGTCGCGTATGACAAAACCATAATTGTAATACTAGAAAGAAAAAGTATGACAAAAAGAAAGAGATAGTTTTATATTATCTTCAGATTATAGTATTTTGCATAGCGTAGGCTATATCTGATTTTTGTATTTTTATTAGCTATTTTTGCGTTTTGTGTGTGCTCTGAAAAAAAGTATGTATGTATGACACGTATTACAAAATTCGTATTACAAATCCATTGTGGATAGGCAAAGCTTATATACTACTTACTTCCTTAGTAATGTGTTGCCAAAAATTGGCCGCAGGAGAGGATAGTCTTTGTATAGAATAGGTGAAGTAAGAAAATTTGAATTGTATGGAAAAATTTTCTATACTGGTGAAATAACTAATTTAGATGATGTTGAAATTCATATTGATACGCTCAGGGGTGAAACCTTGAGTTTTAATAGAAAAGAAGTAAAGCAAAGTAAAGTTTTGAATAGTATAGGTGATAGGGATGAAAGAGACTAGGAACTGTTTAATTCAATTTAGATGTTTTGACTGGGAAAAGAAACTAATTATGAAACTGGCTGGTAATAAGGTTAGTAATTTGAGAAGTAAACTTGTGAACGAAGCCAAGGTTATTTACAGTGAAGATAATAAGATCGCTACTTTAAATAAGAAGATTCGCGAGCTTGATGAGAAGATCTTTGATTTCAAAGATGAGTTGCAGGGTTTGGCGTCTGAGCGTGAGATTACTGTTAAGATGATTGAAGAAGAGGTGAATAAATGAACAGAGATGGAAACGGTAGATTTGTAAAGGGTCATGTTCCCACAAAAAGAATGTGTGATAAAATGAGTAAATCACACACGGGATTAAAAAGATCAGATGCAACAAAAGATAAAATTAGTAAAAACAATGCAAGATATTGGAAAGGTAAACAACTGAGTGCTAGTACTAGAGAAAAAATGAGTAAAGCCAGATATAGAGGATTGACCCCGATATTAAGGACTATTAGACGAACTGGGCGATATCAAAGATGGATGAAGATGTGTTTGGATAGAGACGAATATACTTGTCAGATATGTCGGGTTAAAAGAGAAGAACTACATGTGCATCATATTATTCAGTTACATAAACACGTTAAATATTATGATATCAAAGGCTTAGAAGATATCAAAAGATATGAATATGGGTTGTTTAATGCTAATAATGGAATGACATTATGCAAAACTTGTCATGGGGCGGTACATCATGGACACTACTAAAGAAATATTGAATACTAAGCAGAGAATTGAAAACATTTTAAGTGTAAATGAGAAGGCTAGAAATTCGGATAAGTGGTTATGTTATCTTGTTTTTCAGGAAATTGCAAAGGCGCACGATAAGAATATTTTTATCCCGTTTGAGTTGTTTGAGAAGTTTCCTAGTTTTGAGACGGTTTCTCGTTGTCGGCGTAAGATTCAGAATAAGGAGGGTAGGTTGTTGCCTACTGATTTGGATGTTATTTCTAGGCGGAAGGTGCGTGAGCGTGTGTTTAGTGATTGGGCTGTGAAAGAATGATTGATTGGCGTGTTGTTCAGAATAATAAAAGAAACGTGATTAATTTTAGTGTGCGTACTGAAAGTTTAAAGCATGCTATGAAGAAGTTGGAGTTTTGTTATTTTTTAAAGTTTTTAGGAATTGACTTCTATACGGAAGCGCGTCTGAATAAGCATAGTAGGGCGGATATTTATATTCCTAGTAGGGATTTGGCGGTTGAGGTTTTGGATTCTGAGAAGGAGTCTAATCTTGAGAAAAAAGCAAAGAATTATAAATGTCAAGTTCGTGGGGTTAGTGTGTTGCAAGAATTAAGTTTAGATTTTGTAGAGAAGGTGATCGGTTGAATTATAGGCATTTAGTTATTTTGCTTTTGGGTTTGTTATGTTTTTCTATTGGTATATTGTCGAGCGAAGAGTATTTATTTTTTGGAGGGGTTGTTTTGTTGGCGCTAGTTTGTTTGTTTGGAGATTTGAAGGGTGATTAGTTGATTGAGGGTAGTAATTCTAATAATGTTGTTCCTGAGTTGATTAAGTTTATTAAGAAAAACCCTGGTTGTACTAGACAGCAGATCATGGATCGGTTTAATTATTCTACTGGGCCGATTGGCAGGCGTTTGTTAGAGTTGCAAAAATCTGGAGTTATTGTTGTTGATAGGGATGGATTGAAGCATGTTTATTATTAGAGGTGATTTGGACGGATGAGAGGTTTGTTGATGCTGAGAGGCATAATCTGAATAATGCTTTGAAGATTATTGCTGTTCTTGGTAATGTTAATGCTGTGTGGTTTTCTGATTTGCAGGAGTCTGTTGGGATTTCGAGTGTGTGTTATTTTAGGCGGTCTTTGAAGCGGTTGATTAGGAAGGGGGTTGTTGTTGAGGTTAAGCCTGGTTTGTATTCTTTGTCGTTGGAGCATTTGGCGTTGTATGAGTGGAAGATGATAAAATAGAAAAGTATATATAGTATGTAGTTGTTATATTGTTATAAACAAATGATTTTAGGATGTGAAAAAAAATGAGTAATATTGTAATAACAAAAGAAGAAAAAGAAAAAGCAAAATACTGGAATGATTATATCCAGGCAAAAGTTGATAGAGAAATGCAAGCTAAACGAGACGCTGAAGACGAAGCTGAATGGCAAATGGAAATGGAACAAACCGAACTGGTGATAGAATGAATTTCAATGGCCAAACAGTAAACATGTATGCAGTTAGAGAAGCATACCGATTAAAATATGGAATTAACAAGAGTAAAACTCTTGCTAATTTAATTTAGGATTATTCCTGCGGGAGTATAATAAGCCAAGTAATTGGTTACCAGATGGACTCAGTCAAAGATTGGGTTCAAGCACACGCATTGCAATAATTTCACATCCCGAAAGAACTTATAATGGAATGTAACTGGGTTCGAGTCCCAGCGTGTGCAATTTAGAATAGGAAGTGATTAGTAATGGGCATAAAGTATCATAGATGGGTTTTTGGAGAAGAAGCCTGTACGTGTGGTTGTAAAGATAGGATTATTTGCATGCGCGCATGGGTTTGTTTGAACAAGGTTAAAGAGAAATTGTTAGAACAAGGGTATGATTTGGTTAAGGTGGAAGAGTGACGTATGCAGATACTCAGATTGCTCTTGGTTTGTGGAAGAGAAAGAAGGCTCCTTTGAGTGGTAAGACGGCTAGAAAAAAGCATTGGTGTATTCAGTGTGCGCAGAAGGGTTACAAGGTGAAGATGGATTATCAAGGGAATTTTCGTGAGCGGAGTGCTAATGCGATGTATAATTATGATTTGTATGAGTGTCCTAGGTGTAAGTATTTGGGTAAGGAGTATGTTCGGATTGCTGGTAAAGGGAAGTCTAGGAATGATTATGGTAAGCTTCTTGGAGGAGAATAGAAAAGTATATATACTAGATACTGTATTATATTTGTAGATAC